GATTGATACTGAGACGGGTCAAGGTCACTGATGGACTGCACACCGTGGTCATGCAGCACCTTGTCAATCGGCTCACGTCCGCCCAAGCGCTTGAACTCGCCTACCAGGACTTCGTTGAGTTGCTGGGGCGTCATGGCAGCCGGTGCGGCAGGAGCCTCAGGGGCAGCCGGTGCGGCAGGAGCCTCAGGGGCAGCCGGAAGCCCACCCTGCTTGGCAATGGTCTCCAGGGCGGTAGCGATACGCTCCAGCGTGTTTTCAATTGTCATGATACATCTCCTTCATTGCGTCGGTGGGGGTGATCTTGACACGGCCTTCAGTGGCGGCAATGACAAGTTCGCGCACTACATCAGAGTGGCGGCGTTGCAGTTTTTCACTGCAATGCTTTCGAAAGTCGTCCAGAGCTTGTTGCTCCATGCGGACAGTGAGGAATACGCTCATTGGTTCATCCTTCGTGTTGGTGATGGTTTGACAATACGCCGTGACGTGGTACATTGTCAAACAACAATTGCACGATGTCAAACACAGGCGATCACATATATGGTGTCCAACCAAGAATTCCTACGCGCCATTTTTGGCGCTATGGCGGACGTTGCTCACGTGACGGACTTCCGCCATGACCCCAGCAACATACCGCCAGAACAACATCGTATCGCGTGGAAGGGGGACTATTTCAGCCGGTACAGCTTCCAGCCGCCCAGCAACCAGTACTTCACGATCAGCACGTTCCACCCTGACGAGCGCGGTGTTGCCCGTCGCCGCAAGGCGTTGTTCAAGGCCACGCACTGCATCGTGCTGGACGATGTGCGCGAGAAGCTGAGCATAGAGGCAGCGAAGCGTCTCCCCTCCCCTAGCTGGATTCTGGAGACCTCACCAGGGAGTGAGCAGTGGGGTTACATTCTGGCGCAACCCTGCACAGACCGGGGCAGAGTGGAGAACCTGCTGGATGGGCTGGTAGCCAACGGTCTTGCTCCTGAAGGGCGTGACCCTGGCATGAAGGGCGTGACCCGCTACGTGCGCTTACCTGAGGGGATCAACAACAAGGCATCCAAGCTGGTGGATGGGCAGCCGTTCGAATGCCGCATGCTGGACTGGCAGCCGTTCAACACCGCTACCCTGGAAGCGCTGGCGCTGCCCTTCGCGGTTGACCTGGACGCAGAGCGCCGGGAAGCACGGGTAGACGGTGCGGCCAACGTGGCAGGGCATCCGCTGCTGGAAGTGCCTGACATGATCCGCATCAAAGAGGTGCGCAGTGATGGGCGATTTGACGTGACGTGCCCATGGGTCCACGAACACACCGGGAGTGACGACAGCGGTACAGCGGTCTTCACCAACGCTGATGGCTCCATCGGTTTCAAGTGCCACCACGGGGCGTGTCAGGCACGCACGGGGCGCGACCTGCTGGGGTGGATCGAAGGGCAGGTGCCTGGCTTCGGCTCCCGGCTGGCGGGCTGGAAGGCGACCCGCATGCTGGCGGACGTAAGCGAGGTGTCGTTTCTTGGTGAGACGGTGAAGCCAACGGGGCAGGGTGAGACCGTACCCACGACAGGCAGCGATGACGGTGACCAGGGTCAGAGCGGCTTGCAGCAGCTCTTCGACGCGGCACGGCGGGAACGGCACGACTCCCCTGAAGCCCGTGAGCTGGTGGCCTCTCTGCTGCGTGTCGTGGACGAACTGCCGAAGATGGAACAGATCGGCTGGCATAAGGACATCTGCGCCATGATGTTCTGGAGCCAACGCGAGTTCAAGGACATCATCAAGGAGCTGCGTACCGAATGGTATGAGCAGTCAAAGGCAGACGTGAACTTTTTCGATGATGTGATCTACATCGCGGAAGCCAACCAGTTCTATGACCGTCGCAAGCGTATCTTCTACAGTGCTGAAGCCTATCAGAACACCTATGCCCACCTGGACCCTGATGCACGCAAGGAAGCGTTGATGGGAGGGCGTGTCACCAAGGTGGACAAGCTGGACTACGCGCCCAAGATGCCCCCGGTGTTCGAAGAAGGTGGTGTCAGATACGGCAACTCATGGTGCAACGTCAACGAGCCGCAAGGCGTCCGGGGAGATTGTAGCAAGTGGTTGGAACACTTCGACGTGCTGGGGTGGGGTAGTCATCTGAAGAAACACATTCTCCAGTACCTGGCCTTCACGCTTTTGTACCCCGAAAAGAAGATCAACCACATGTTGACGCTGGGTAGTGCGGAAGGCGGCGGGAAAGACTTTCTACTGTATCCCTTCACGAAGGCGATGGGGGATCACAGCCACACGATCAGCGGTGACGAGCTGACGGAAGATTTCAATGACTACCTGCTGAGTACGAAACACCTGCTGGTTAACGAGACTGAGCTGGGGGACCGGAAGGAAGCACTGGCGATCAGTGCCAAGCTCAAACCCCTGGCAGCCGCCCCGCCAGATCGACTCAGGGTCAACCAGAAGGGTGTCAAGAAGGTCAGCGTGCGTAACCTGCTGAGCGTCACTATGACCACCAATAGCCAGCTTCCCTTTCGCCTCCAAGGGCAGTCACGACGCATCTTCGCCGTGTGGTCAGACATCAACACACGGGATGCCACGGGAGCCATGCGTAAGGAGTGGATGGACTACTGGCAGGATCGTTGGGAGTGGATGGAGAACGGCGGCTATGACGCCTGCATCTGGTATCTGCGCAATTGTGTGGACCTGTCAGACTTCAAGCCCGGTGCTCCCCCGCCCATGACCGAGTTCTTGCGCGACATCACCGAGGCCAGCAAGTCGCCTCAGCTTCAGACACTGGAGGCATTCATCGACGCGCAAGCGGGATCGTTCAAGAGTGACCTTGTGACCGCCAGTGACGCAGTGGTGACGCTGAAGTGCGGTGAGATGATCCGCGCTGACTTGATGTACGCCAAGCCTGAATGGTTCACACCAGTCAAGGTGGGTTTGCTGCTGCGTGAGATGCCCATGAGCCGGAAGGTGCGGGCCTACAATGGGGAAGGGCAGGTGTGGATATGGATCATCCGCAACCACGATCAATATCAGAACATGAACGGGAGTGACATATGGAAGACATATCAGCAGCAGATGCAGGGCGTGGACAAGACAAAGCTGGCGCTGGTGGCGGGATGAAGACGTGCAGGAATTGCGGAATCAGCTTCCAGCGACCTGACATGGTGCCGATACCCCACGACCGCTGTCAGCGCTGTGACGAAGAGATAGAGGCGCTGGGCGTAGGCAGGAAGGACGATGACGACAAGCCGATGATGGACCTGATACCACCAAAGGCTGAGTTGGTGCTGGCTCAAGTGCTGACTTTCGGTGCGCAGAAATACGGCGCGTGGAACTGGTCACAGGTAGACGACTTGGAGCGGCGATACCTGGCAGCCGCGATGCGTCATATCAACGCCTACCGTGCTGGAGAGGTGATGGACCAGGAAAGCGGCCTTCCTCACTTGGCGCATGCGATGTGCTGCCTTGCGTTCCTGATTGAAAAAAGTGCTTGACCCTTGTTGTACGTTGTACCACAATACGAATACAGCAACAGGGGAGGCACACATGAAAGCATTTCTGATCATCGCGGGATTGCTGGCCGCGTTTGGACTGGTAGGGGAAATGGACTACCAGGATGAAGTTCAGCAAGCAGCACACTACCAGCAAATGGTATGCGACGGTCACTGGCCGAACTACAAAGACTTGGAGGTACATTGCAATGGATATTAAAGACATTCTGGACAAGCACGCAGCATGGCTCGATGGGGACAGTGAATCAGGTGAGCGAGCTAATCTCGAGGGCGCTAATCTCAGGGGCGCTAATCTCAGGGGCGCTAATCTCTGGGGCTGCAATGGCAACATGACTCACATCAAGTCTGTGTTCTGCGAACAGTACCCGGTGACCTACACGGTGGACGTGATGCAGATCGGCTGTCAGCGTCACCCTATTGCCGACTGGTGGGAGTTTGACGATAAGCAGATTCTGGAAATGGATGGAAAGACTGCGCTGAAGTGGTGGCGCACGTGGAAGCCCATCCTGAGGCAAATCATCGAGACCGCACCTGCTGAGGCGACTGGCTACCAAGGAGACGACGAATGATTATTCAAGCGGGCATGATGGGTGTGGGTCTGGCACTGACGATCCTGGAGCTGCAAGTGGAGCAGCCTGACGGTGTGGTGCTGCTGATTGCCGGGGCGCTGTTCGGCATGGGGTTACACTGGTACAAGCGTGGATGGAGTTGGAGGACGTTTGCGGTAGGTGTGCTGGTGGCTGCCGGGTTCCCTGTCGCCGTTGGTGCTGTCACCATGGGGGAGCCACTGCTGGCGCTGATAGCCTTCGTGCTCTTCGGGATAGCAGGGCGAATAGGATGCAAGTGATAGATACAGCCCGCTTCGGCGGGCTTTTTTGTGCTTATCTACACATAAGGTTTACACTAGGAAGAAAGGAGGGTTTGTCATGCAGAAAGAACATATTGAATCACTGAGAAGTATGATCCAGCTACGCGAACCGCCGTTTGATGCTGACGTAATCAGCACCTTTGACGCTATGGACGGTGTGCTGGCGATTGACGATCAGGCAACACTATGGAAGACAGCAAGGCTCATGAAGCGGGCTGGGGTGAAGAAGCGGTCAGATGGTCAATGGAACCTGTTGAGCATCAGGCAGCGAGGCTTGGTGCTTCGAGAGTGGGAGGGTCCAGCGAAGGACGGGCGAAGGGCAGGTCGTGAGGCTGTGCATCCGTTCACCGTGATGGAGCCGGGGGACTCGATGTCATTCATCAATGAAGACTTCCACGGAAGGGCTTACCGGGCCGCCATGGTGTACGGACACAGGACGGGCAAGAAGTTCTCTGGCAAGCTCTGGACCAAAGCCAACGGTGAGAAAGGTATCACTATTGCAAGGGTGGATGAAGGCAATAGCACTGTGGTGAAGAGGAACCAGGATGTGGAGGCAGTGCAAGCGCTGATCGACTGGAAAGCCGGTGCCTTCGTTCACGACATCGTAACAGCCACTGAAGCGGTCAAAACCCTCGAAAGCATCATTGACGACATTTCACCAGTGAAGGCGGGATTGCTCCTTCGTCGTGTCCCAGGGACGAAAAGAGTCCGCGCCTATGATGGAAAAGGGCAGGTGGTGGTCTGGATTATCCGAAATTTGCAGCAATACGAAAAAATTAGAGGCGGCGAGATTTGGAGGATTTACCGAAATGAACGGGATATTTACACAAAAATGGTCTAGTTGAGGTGCTATAGAGCCTCAGCCTAAGAACGCAAACACTGCGTGCTTTCTGTCTTTTTTACCCCCTGTTCTTATAGAGGGTTGCTAAAAATCACGAAAAACCCTTATAAATCAATACTTTAAGTGTAGTAAGGTTGTAGTATATGTTTTGTAATTACCTATCTAGTAGATATTAAGGTATTGATTTTGTGGGATTTTTTACAGTCATACTAATTACACATACCTTCATAGCACTTTGCCAGTTTGCTAATCACGGTTTGCATTGGCTCCAGGCACCTAACCCGGTGTAGACTATTGACATTTACAGAGGAATGCGGTGATGACACCCAAACAGGAGAAATTCGCGCAGCTTTACGTGGAGCTGGGCAGCGCTGCTGAAGCGTATCGGGAAGCCTATGACGCCAGTCGGATGAAACCTGACACGGTGTATCGTCGTGCGCATGACCTTCTAGAGCACGGCAAGATTAAGGCAAGGATTGAGACGATTCGTGAGGCAGCGAGGGAACGCAACCTGGTGACAGTTGACTCATTGCTGGCGGAATTGGAAGAAGCAAGGAAGATTGCGCTTGGTGCTGAGACCCCGCAAACCGGCGCGGCTGTCAGTGCGACCATGGGGAAAGCGAAGCTGGTGGGACTGGATAAGCAGATTCTTGACCTGCGTAGCAGCGACGGCTCCATGACTCCCCAGCCGACTACCATCCAGATCGTGGCAGCCGATGACAACAGCACAGATTAAGCTTCCGCGTAAGCTGGTGCCTGTCTTCGCGCCAGCACGTGGGGCGCTGCGTTATCGCGGTGCCCATGGTGGACGCGGCAGCGGCAAGTCCTTCAACTTCGCCAAGATGGCAGCGGTGTTCGGCTATGCCGAGAAGCTGCG